ATGCGCCATCACCCCAAGCTAACGCCATATCAAGTCAATGTTAATGTGTACGTTACCGCAATCGTGTCACCGTTAACAACAGCCTTAGAACTAGAGAAATCACCAGCAGAAAACAATGTGCCAGTGGTTGAATCTTTAGTTGCGCTACCGCCAATGTTGATAAAGCAACCCGCCACTGTTCCAGTGCTGGTCATAGAGAATGACACGGCAGAAGACGTAGCCTTGCTAGAAGCAGCAGCAGAAGCAAAAGAAGGTGTAGGACGGTTGCCAGAATATGCAGGAGCGTTAGTACCACCCACTTCTAACCAGCTTGCGTGAGAAGCTTGTGTGTCAGCCGCTATAGCCGTACCCGCACCTTTTAAACCCATTACAACTGCGCCAGCGGCTGAGTTGCCAAGGATAGTATCCAAGGTTAAGTTCTTACCTACCGTCACAACCAAGTTTTTAATAGGCTCATCCCATTTTATAAAACCATCTACGCTATAACAAATAGCATGGTATGTACCATGGATAGCCATCTCATCAGAGGGCATGGTGTTGTATTTTGTAATTGCTGCTACTTGATCTGTAGCGGTCATTTTGTCCAAGCTCATATAAGACTCCTTAATTAGAAGAACGGATCAATGCCGCCGTTGCTGTGTTAGCAGGCATTGTGATGGTGAATGTGGTTGTTGAAGTTTTGTCAGACCCAAAGTCCAACACAGCTATAGATTTATTACCCTGACTAGAGTTATAAATCAGCGCACATCTTGCTGTTAATGCAGCAGTCCACGATATATTAGGAAACCCAACATAGGCCGTATACCCAGAGGATGCCACTGTAACAGGTGTTAATGTCGCTCCACCAGCAGAGTAAGTGCCCGTGTTGGCTACTTCGTTCGTAGCAGAATAAATTGTAGTTGCTTCATTTAAATCGGCACTGGCCGTGTACAAAGCAATCTTGATAACGTCTGTAGTAAGGTCGTGAATACCTTGGTACAACTCTGCTTTGAAGCTTGTGGTCTGGGTTTGAACAATACTCATGAAACTGAAACCCTAACTTGGCCATCGCGGTATGCGTCAGCTCTTTGTTTGCCATCACCCAAGTTCTTGAGAAGCGCCATAGCTTGAACATAACGCTCTTGATATGTCTTGTACATTCCGTCCTCTGGCGCGCTCTTCATGTAAGTACCAGCCTCACACAGAGTGCCATACAGCAATGCAGAGTCAAAGTTATCACCCAACCATGTGGTCAGGGCGGTAACAATTGACTCTGGGTAGTAGTAATAATGCAGTTCTGCGTTGTAGTTAACATCTGGCGTAGGGCCAAGAATAAACGACAACTCATTAACATTGGCAGACTGAGGGCCAAAGATGGCATAGTGTTTTGGCTCTGAAACCTGTGCGCTCAGTGGATATGCCTCGCGCATGAAGTTCACATCTTTGTTTAAAAGGTACAAATAGTCACCTTGAAACACAACAGCGCCGTTTACTGTACCGCTATTTGCCACTGTTAAAGTAATTGTTGTGCTGGCAATACTTCTAACCAATGCGTTTGTACCAATGTTAGTCCCAGTGACCTGCTGGCCTACAGCAATACCAGTCGCACTGGCCACAACAATCGTCTTTGCACCAGATGTTCCTGTAGCTGTTGTAGCGTTATACGGGTATATGGCTAGGCTATACACCGACAAGAAATCTTCTGGACAAGCTAAGTACTTATTGCCATTTGACAATACGCCCGTGACATTCTTACGCAAGTTGGCAATCTGCACCGTGTTATAGATGCGCTGCTCTGCCTGCTTGATCATTACGTTGATCGAGGTCGTGTCAAACGTGTTCTGCGTGTAATCAGTTACCGCAGCTACAAGTTGAGCGTAAGTCATTGCCATAATTTAAGCCATTGGGCCGCGAGACATCAAACCTTTGGTAGCAGCGCCAGTGCCGCGCATCTTAATGCCGGACGTCTTAGTCTCACCACCAGAAGACTTATTAATGTTGCCTACAGTCATCTCAACTGTATCAGCGCGGCTTAAGTTTTTACCAGAACCGGGGTTCTCTTTGGCAGCAACTTTCTCACCCTTCATGGTGTGCGGCTTGGCATAGACTTTAGCATCGCCAACTTCTTTACCCATCATTTGTTTGCTGTACATATTAACCTCGCTTTTGTGCTGCAATTTTAGCCAAACCACGACCCATTGTCTTCATGTTGGCATTGGTTTTACCAACGGTTCCATGTATGGGGCCATGTTGAATGGCTACTTTAGGGCCGCTGTTACCAAGGTTCTTACCTTCGGTCTTGCCTTTTTTAGCGATGCCGTCTGCTGATCGTGTATATGCCATGTTTAGCTCCTATGAAACTGTTACTGTACCAACAAATGTTGTTGCAACCAAGTAGTTTGGCGTGAGATATACATCATAGTCTCTAGCCCCACCAACTGGATTCCAACCCCACTGAATATCTCGCGAACCACCCGTCAAATTACCTGCTGTATTCAAGCCCGCCGTTACATACGTTGTGTCTGGTCGTGGCTGATACAAAGCCTGCGGATCATAAACAGGATACATACCCAGCTGCAACTGCGGCTGATCTGGATCCCAGCAAGCTTCACAAACTTTTAGCTGATAAAGCTTGGTCTTGATGACCTCCATCTTTAACTGCTTTAACTTATAGCGCTGCCCACACCGATCACATTCGGCAATAGCATATTTACCGGATGCAAACGGTGTTGCCATTAAGAACCACCACCAATAAACGCTATACGAGGCACCAACCTCAATGTAGCCTTCTCGCGATCCTCTTGAGCCGCTAAAGTATATTGTTCGTCATAGACCCGTTTAAGCATATCCAAACGACCTTGCAGTTCAGGCACCTTCATGGCTATGTAGTAGGCTAATCCAGCCACTACACATGGCAGGAAGCGGAAATTCATATCAGATGTCTGTACACCGGCGCCAGCGTCTTGGATGCGGCGCATTCTGTAGTACACAAACTGGTACTGCTGTGAGTTATCGGGTGTAGGCCACACTGTTACAGCGGGCAACTGGGGCACAAACACCGCAGTTCCATCTGTCTGTGCTGCAGCTGTTGTGTTGTTTTGACCACGGAACACACCGCCCAGCACATTACCACTGATATAAGTGTAGTAAATGTCTTCAGTACCTAAACGGATAAACCCAGACCCAGCTAGTCCAACCACCGTACTAAGCGTGATTGATGTGTCGGTCGATGTAATGTTGCCACTAAGTACAGCGGCAGTAGGATTAGTTTCACCAGAAAGGCGCTGAATCCACACTTGGATTGGCCTGCCTTGAACCAGCTTGTTAGGGATCGTTGCATAAGTGGAAACGCTAATGCGGGTAATGCTCAAGTCTGCCTGAGTAGACGAGTTGTTTGCCTGCGTTCTGATCACATGATCTAGCAAGTCAATCGTATCTAACGGCAAAGCGTATGTGGCCAGACCCGGAGTCAGAGTAATTGTCCCTGTCTCAATCGTCCACATATTGATGCCGCGATTAGCCCACTCAATCGTCATCAGGTTAAGAGAACGGCGCGCTGTGCGTAGGTCATAACCAGTACGCATCTCACGGCCAGCTCTCTCCCACGCCTCTTCAGCAAGCTCAGTGAACTCCATGTTAAAGGCTGTGGTTCCTGTAGTGGTCATTTCTTAGCAGTCTTAGCAGAGTTAATGAATGCTTGAGCTGTAGGTGCGCCCTTAGAGCCGGGCTTACGCATTTTCTCTTTAGAGCCAGCTGCGATACGTTTTCTCTTGGCGTTAATATTGGCATAAAGTCCAGTAGGACCGCCATCTTTCATGTATCCCATTTTGTTACGAACGTCTGTAGGTAACTTAGCTAAACCGGGATTCTCTTCAGAATCTACTTCTTTTAAGACTCCGCCTTTAGAATATTCAGTAAAGTCTGTGTCATCCCTACGCTCTTTGCGTACACCTTTGGGCATCTTTGAGGCGCGCATTGCACCCATTCCACGGCTTGCCATCATTTTGAATTCCCTTTACTTTTTTTAGCTAAAAACATTTTATCAACCATCTTTATCCGCTGGGGTTTGGTTGTAACTTTGTTAATGATAGCCAGTCGTTTAGGTTCACTCGCGCCGTAAAACCCAGCCTGTTTTAAAGACTTAACTACTTTAGCAGCTGGTTTTACGGTTGCCATATCAGCACATCTTTCCGCGAGTCTTACCACGCTGGGCAATACCATCACCACGACTAGAGGCCGTCATACCGCCAGACTTCATGCCAAAGGACGCTTTAATACGTTCGCCAACAGAGCGCTTATCAGTTGAACCACTACCTGATCTAGCTTTTTCGCGGCTTGCTTTAGCACGGTCTGCCAAAGACATTTTGGTTACGTCAGCTGCGGGTTCTGCTGATTTGCCACGATTCATCATGCGAGCCATGTCACTGCCAGTGTCACGCGCCATTTTAGGAGCCGCTTTAGGCGCAGCTGGCATAGCTTTAGGCATAGCTTTAACAACTCTGCTAGAACCGGGTCCACCAAAACCTTGATTTCCAGACTCAGTAATTTTTCCTGAGTCATACGCTCCCTCAAGCATAGCGCGCTCGCTTGCCGTACCTGCATTTGGCCTGTATCCCTCATCTTGAGGTCTGCCAACAATATCAGACCCAGACGAAATCATGTTTTGCAACTTTCCGCTTTCTTCATTGGGGGAAGGCATAGGCATCATAGGCCTTCTGCGAGAAACTATTTGTGGACGATTGTTGGCTTCTTCCATTTCGTCAATGGGGCCGCCTTCTTGATAACGATTTTTCATAATTTGCTCCTTAACACTTTCC